CCGGCAGTCCCGATCACCGTCCTCCCGCTCCAGAGATGGTAAAGGCCATTTCTCACAGGTAAGATCAACCTGGAGTCCTCGACCGTAGTGACGTGCTCCACCCCTGGCCACGCAGCGCCCGATGCCCCTTGCAAGGTGTCCGCCACGACGAGAGCGTCCGGGCTTAATCTCAGAAATTCCGCCAGTTCCACGACAAGCCAATCCACAATAGGGATGGCTGATGCACCCCACGTCAGAGACAACTCCTCCTCGAACTTCCGACGATTGTATACGCCCTCGCCCCGAGTGAGTTGATTCTCCATGTTTCTCAGCATCGATTGGAACGACGTCAGTGCGTCCGAGAATTGTTCCCTCGCCCTCCCGGCTAACTCCATCTGCTGTTGTTGGGCCCCTTGTAGCCTTGTCTGCTCGCCGGCCGGCTTCGACAGATCCACCTTGATTGCCTGGGCGATCGACACCAATGAACCCCGAAGAGTTGCCATTTTGTTTGGCCAATCCGCCTCCGCTAAGCACAGATACGTCGTCGCTGCCGGGAACCTCTTGTCTAGACTGACCGGCTCCATGTGTACGAGGTTGCTCAACATGTCCCACGCCGCCCTCACATCCGTTTGGTAGGTTGGATTGATCGCTGATAGATCCACAATCAATCTTTGCATTGCTCGCATTGAGACCCAACGGGAACTCTCGCGTGCTGCGAACCTTAACTTCGCGGAATCTGGAACAGAGTAAGACATCCTGATTATCCTCCGGGTCGTTGTAAAATGAAGCGTGATCTCTATTGTCAGGTCGGTTGAACGTTCTCGCAAATGCCAAAGCCCTGTTTCTGCACGGTTGTCTCCTACTGCAATGTGGTCCGTAACACGGGTACTTCAAGGAACACATATATTGATTAATCTATTTATAGTCTAATGAAACCTAACTTCTATAATAATTTTAACAAAGAAAATATGTGCGTGTGAGTGACGCATTCACTAGTGTTTCCAAGCACTTCCCTCCTAATTCAATCTGACCTCCCCCTTTGCATTCTTCACCACGGGCGCAGTAAGCCTAACAATCTGTGTGCCCTCTCGCCATTGCTCCTCCGAAATATGGCACAGACTCTGAAACACGCCGTAGGCCCTCCAAGCCACCTCCTCGGTCACCCCACATGCCAGCGCCGTCGCCGCAACTACCCCAACGACGCCACTCTTCCGAATCCTAGAATGGGCATCCCTCAGGGCCAATTGGTATTCCGCCCAAGTTCGATACTCCTTGTCCCAATGCGCTAGAGCCTTACGTGCCATGCCAAGTATGTTGTCAAAAAGGCCTGCATTCGTCATGGTCTTACCGCAGAATTGGGTGTCTCCAACTGCGACTTTGAGCTTGATGGGTGAGTACAGCGACAAGGTTCGTGCCCGATCTCGATCCAGGCGTTGTCCATACTGCCTCTTTGAGTGATCATCCCCCTTTTTCACCAACATGCAGGGACCTCGACCCCGAACGATGTAGTTGGTGATCCTTGATGACACCCGCGTATTTCCCCCAAGAGTATCTGGTGCCCCGGATGGCTTCGCCTGTCTAACGACCCCCGAGAAAAGACCCGCGCATTCAAGTTTGTAGTTCGTCCGGACCCGCTCGACGTATCCCTCGAAGTCCTCAAAGTGCCCAACCATCATCGCATTCTCCCAAGCCTCCCCACGGGCTGACCACCAATTTTGACCAGAGTCGAATTCCTCCGCGTCAGTCGTTACCAAAGTTGCACAAGTAGGCAGCAGATCATTCTCCCTCTTGACTCGTTCCATGAGCTGGTCCTCAGTCAAGTAGCAGTCCATGATGTTGTAGTGCTTGCCCCGTCGTGCGTACTCGTGGTCCGCCTGCCGCATGAGATTGCCGTAGAGCATATTGACATAGGGAGAGGTGGCACTGATGCCCTGACCAACCTTGTCTAAGCGTTTGACTTCGAACATGTTAGACTTGCAGACCTTGAATTGCCTCTTGTTGGTGAAGCTAACTCCAAACCTGTTCATGCAAGCCTTCACGTAGCCAGCAAGACGGCCAGAGTAATTCCGCTCACGGACCTTTGTGAGAAAGTCCGCCAAGACTGCTTGCCGCTCGACGATGTCCAGTTGCTGCTCCCTGAGAAAGTGCTCCTTGTAATTCAACTTGGCCACCTCAATGGCATGTCTCCTGCCGTCGACGCTTGACCGTGAGCCCTTTGGCTTGACCAGGTACCGCTCAGCCGCCCCAAGGCACTCGACCGTCGATGTGGTCTGTGTGTTGCCGAAACCCCCGCTGAAGGCCCTCCCGAAGTCACTCTCGATCGCTGGTAGACCCTTGCTCGTGAGTTTCATGTAGAGCGGATCTCTGCGGAGCCTCATGCCGACGAGTAACTTCGTGGGACCAACGGCCGCGCCAACCTCGTTAGTGCGGTGATTCTGCCCAACATGAGGATCAATTATACAGCCCAACTTGTAGGCATCATAACCCTCGCTAAGCTCGGATTCTGGGCGAAAAAGGTCAGTGTAGGTCGAACCCCGTTCCACGGAACTCATTGTAGGTGCGACGAAACTACCCTCATCCAGGACACACACGGCTTCCGGTTCTTCGAAGACTGGGACGCTCCTAGTGACTGGTACGAGATCTGGTCCGTACATGCCGATCCCTCCAACGATCCCAGGCCTTATGACTTCCCCATCCTTGGATAGTAGACCACAGACGTGTCCACTCTTCTTCAACTCCCCAGCAAGACAGCTCCCGAGTTTCAGGTGTTTCTCAGCGATCCGGGAGACTTCCAGTGACACTTGCTCACGACTCTCCAAGGCGATCCGGGTTTCCTGCTCTCGGTAGTGAATGACCTTTCGCCTGGCCCCAAGGATCAGAGACCATCGCTTTAGCTTCAGAAGATCATAACACTCAGACAGCTTTAGGGAGTCGACGTGCCCAACCTCCTTCTTGTAGCTCCACGTGGCGCCGATGCGTCGCACCCAGGTGTTGAAATCTTCCCCGAGCTTCGGCAAGAATTCCTCACTGGACAGCCCAAGACGGGTGGATACTATCGATAGGATGCCAGCTTCCAAGCGCACCTCATTAAAGGACTCTCCGAGTCGCCTGTGAAGCATTCTCCGCAGTTGGTCGATATCGACTGCCCTGGTCTTCGGATCTCGGCAGAGCGCCGCCAATTTGACTACATTCTCTATGAGGTCGTGAGGAAGATTGTTGAGCGTGCTCAGAGTTCTCAGCGCGCAGTCAAGGTTTTTCTTCGAGTCAGCCGCCTTACGCAAGTTGGCCTCCAGCCGCTCCCTCATTCTCTGCTCCCCAGCCGCAATGTCTTTCTCTAGTTGTTCTCTGGCCAGCCTGGCCGCCTCCACTGCATTCGCCTCTCGTTGCCTCTCGATCTCCCGAGCCCTCTCCTCTTGGCTCTCCCAGTCGATCTTCCTCGCCGCCTCGGCTCTCCTCTCGGCAGCCGCCATCTCTTCGGCCTCCCGCAGCAGTCGTTCTTTTGTCAGAGCATGACGTTGACGATCTTGCGCCTCCTCGACCATCTCTCGGTGACACATCCAGCGCTCTACAACTCCATTGAGATCGAGCCAATCGTCCTGATCAACCTCCGCTGTGGCGAACAAGCCGACCTCGTAAGCATCCTGGGCCCAACTTTCTTCAATGGCCTCATAGTCTGGCCCGAATCGCTGCTCCCTGATCTTCTCCCAATGCGCCCGATAGTCTGGTCTCGCTAGGCTAGGCACCGCCTTCAGGAACTCCTCATCGTTGTGGTGTAGCTTGGCCTCCATCAGTGCTCTTGCCGGTCCGCTGTTACCATAGACCTCAAGGTTGGTTCCGACTCTTCGACGACTCACTGCCACGGCGAAGAGGGCGTTATTCTTTATCAGGTTAACGTCGCCATCTTCCACAACTATTGTTGTGCCAGCATCATGAGTCGAGCCCTGGTTGGTCCGCACTGTGTTCTCCGAGCCCTCGTCCTGATTATTGTTGCGAGCCGTAGCCTTGGAGAACACCATGGCCCCGGCTTCCTGATTGTACTGTTCCTTCTCGAGAACTTCGGTGGCGTGACCGTGTCATTCTCTGCATAAACGCAGTAGCCACACTCAGCATTCAAGACCGCAACGTCGTACATATCAGAACGAAAGTTCTTGGGCAGAAGATGTTCTCGCACATACTCCAGCTTCAGAACCCCCCCACTCACGAAAGGCCGCTCCCCTTCATTCGGCATCAAACCCGTCTGCGCCTCGTCTCCAACCAACACCACGACCTGAGCACCTGTCTTATAAGCCATGTAGGCTATGATCCGCTCATCCATGTTGGTGTACTCCTCCACGACCATGTAGTTGAGTTTTCCAACCCGATACAATTTGTGCGTGGTGTAGAACGGAAACGGTCCAACCCCCCCTGAGGCAACCGTGTAGTCGGGAGCAAGCTTCGAGAAGGGCGAGTGAATTGCCACGGCTTTTCCACCGTCCACCAGAGTCTTGCAGAAGTTTCTCATCGTGTAAGACTTCCCAGTGCCCGGAGGCCCAGTGACCATTTCCACCGCCGCAGAGTAAGAGAACCCATTGACATCCTCGTCGAGTTTGTCCACGAAGGCATCGATCACAGCCACGATGTTAGTGTTGACACATCCATCGCGATTGACCACCAAAGAGGACCGGAGTTCTGCCACGTCATCGGCCGTCATAGAGAGGTTCGTCTGCAGTGTTTTTGCGCCCCTCGCGTGCATGCATATCGGATCCTGCTTCCCAACATCCCCAAGAGCCTTGATGAAATCGCAACATTTCTCCCTCGGCTCGGTTGGCTCCTGCATTGGCTTGAGATCTAGATCGACCTCATAGTGGAAGGATCTCCGGTAGCCGTCTCTGATGGCCGCATCCACCCAAGGCTCGGGCTCATAGACTTGCTCAACCACATCCGTCCCCTCGATGAACAAAGGTACGGCAGCGTCGACAGTTGAGATCCAATTCCACATCTGCGCCAATGGCCATACCATCCCGGCAGTGAAAGCCCCGAGGAAGAATTTTCCAACGTCCCTCAGCATGCGTTGCCACACGGCCTCAGTCCTGGTCAACAGCGCCTTGAACTCGGGCGAGGTGGTTAGAGCTCCCCATGAGTGCCTCTCGATACTCACTAAGCAAGCTGTCGCGGCGATCTTATATAGGTCCTCCTGCGCAGCTTTCCAAGCGGGCGTGAGTACGGTCGACCCAAGCGAAAGACCAGCCGAGCCCCTACGCACCAGAGTCATCGCCATTTGTATCGTGATGGCATGCGGGGGTTGTGAACTCAAGAAATCGACTGCGTCCATGAACTCGTTATGCCTCACTGAGATGTACTTAGGATTCTCGAGTGTCCGCTCGTTGACAAAGTCGTACGCGCTTGTGACATCCAGCACCCTGATGTACCGCTCGTTCTGCGGCAACTCGATGGTCCGCGCAACAGATTCCCTCAGATCCCCAGGAAACACGGTTATGACGCACATTGGCCCAAGCCTTTGCACAATCTCGCTATGCAGGGCGAAGGCGAACCTCGGATGTGCCAACACTGGAGATTCTAGTAGAGTCATGTAACACCGCTTCTTGTGAATGTAGCCGTTAGAGTGGCCCCGATAAGTCACCTGAATCTCGGTGTCATCCATGTTGTCTAGCCATTCCTCTACTTTCACCAACGCTAACGCGACTTCGCTTCGCCATTGCTCCGGTACGTTCATGACTAGAGCCAGCTTGAGCAAGGTTGCCGTGAGGGACCTAAGGAATTGTCTCTTATTGGCCAATATGTCCCCGATGGTAAGATTCGCCAACTCCTTGAAGACCGCAGCAATGACCCAGGCTCTCAATGTCCCCGTGAATAGCCAAATGTGGAGGGCATTGAGGATCATCTTTGCCAGTAGCATCAGACCCCGTTTGCTCTGCTTCTCTAGGGCCTTTGGTTTCCGCTCCTTGATCCGATATGCCCGACTCTCGGGTGCATGTGGGAACAATATTTCCGTTGGTACCATTCCAATGAGGTGACACACAGATGCACCGGTGCGAGCGAAGAGCTCCAGCCAATCTACTGCACTGAAGTTGTAATGTCCGTCCTCAATGAGTATCATGTCGTATTTTCTATCCGGCACCGTCAGGAATATGCGTCTTCTCACCAGCCCGCTGCCGCTCTTCATGGACAACTCGTAGGTTCTTATTAGCTCATCCAACGATTCTATGGCCATCATTGCCTTGCGCTTCTGTTGTGGGATCGTGGTTTGAGCGCCACCAGCGACTCTCCCGACTTTCTTGGCCATCGCCTCCCTAATCTCATCTAGTAGCCCCAAGACTACGCGCGTCTCATCCTTACCCTCGCGTCCATAGACGTAGAAATCCACATTCTCATTGCCCCAATATGTGGTTATTTCCCGCGCCGCCGCTGCCACCACTAGTGTTCTCCTCCGCGTGGTCTTTGGTCTCGCCAACTTCTCGAATGTGCCACGCAACATCTCTCTTAAGACCGCCAACTGCCAATGACAGGAGGGTCTGGGTTTCTTTCCCGTTGATCTAACCTCGAAACCGCAAAGGCTAGTGATCTCTAGGCACTCTCGCTTGCTTAATATGTAATCCGTAGCGTACATATTATCAAACTCTGCCCTCAACGCCACACCCGCCGCCGCCGACATTAAATTAACTCCATCCACCTCCTTCGCCTGATCCACTGCAGAGAAAGCCGACGTAGAAG